GCCGAGGTTCATAAAACCGCGGTAGGCGGATCGTTTGCTTTCTGTAGTATAATTAAGTATTTGTCAGATAAGAGGTTGTTTAGAGATTTGTTCTCTGTTTGATAATGTCGATAGTTTCGTAAGAACCTAAGGTGAGCGATTTCCTTTATCTTTCGAAAAAGGAAAGGATTCTCCCGAAGGCTCTGACGAGGTTAAAGACTGTGTCTATTAGTACTAAGGATATTATATCTGTTAATGATTCTGAATCTTTGTGTGATATTGATCTATTAATTGATGTGCCATTAGATAAGTATAGATATGTGGGTATTTTAGGGGCTGTCTTTACTGGAGAGTGGCTTGTACCAGACTTTGTCAAAGGTGGTGTAACGATAAGCGTAATTGACAAGCGGTTGCTTAACTCAAAGGAGTGTGTGATTGGCACGTACAGAGCCGCCGCGAAGAGTAAGAGGTTCCAGTTCAAGCTGGTTCCAAACTACTTTGTAACAACAGCGGACGCGAAGAGGAAACCGTGGCAGGTTCACGTACGTATCCAAGATGTAAAAATAGAAGCGGGATGGCAGCCGTTAGCGCTGGAAGCAGTTTCCGTTGCTATGCTCGCTAATAATGTTATTATGAAGGGTTTGAGGGAAAAGGTCGTCGCGATAAGTGATCCGGACGTCGAAGGTTTCGAAGGTGTTGTTGACGAATTCGTCGATTCGGTTGCAGCATTTAAAGCGGTTGACAATTTCAGAAAGAAGAAGAGGAAGATTGGAGATAAGGATGTAGTAAGTAAGAATAAGTATAGACCGGAGAGATACGCCGGTCCTAATTCGTTATATTTAAAAGAAGAAAATGTCCTACAACATCACGAACCCGAATCAGTACCAGTACTTCGCAACGGTGTGGGCGGAGCCCATACCAATGCTTAATCAGTGTGTGGCAGCGTTGTCACAATCGTATCAAACACAAGCTGGGAGAGACACTGTTCGACAGCAATTCTCAAACTTGTTAAGTGCGGTTGTGGCACCAAACCAGCGGTTCCCAGAAACAGGGTTCCGGGTGTACGTTAATTCGGCTGTAATAAAGCCGTTATACGAGGCTCTTATGAAGTCCTTTGATACTAAGAATAGGATCATAGAGACAGAAGAGGAGTCTCGCCCGTCAGCATCCGAAGTAGCTAACGCAACACAGTGTGTTGATGATGCGACCGTCGCTATCAGAAGTCAGATCCAGCTATTGCTGAACGAGCTTTCGAATGGAAACGGTTACATGAACAGGGTAGCATTTGAGGCAATAGTGCCATGGGCTACAGCATCTGCTACTTGAGCGTGGTGCGCACGATAGCGCATAGTGTTTATCTCTCCACTCAAATCGAAGAGATATACTTACGGTGTAATTCCGCAAGGGTGGCGTAAACCATATTACGTAATGGTTAT